GAATACAAAAATCAGTTTTTAGAGTTTCTAAGAAAGAACAGACCTAATGAAGAACAACCTAAACCAAAAGAAATCAAAGTAAGAAAAAGAAAAAGAAAAACCGCCGACATTAATTTAGAAGAAATTTAATTATGAAAATTGCCATGCTAAATGACACGCATTTTGGTGTCAGAAATGATAGTGAAGCATTTAGAGAATATCAATTAAGATTTTACAATGAAATCTTTTTTCCATACTTAGAAGAACATAAGATTAAAACACTTGTTCATTTGGGTGACGTAGTTGATAGAAGAAAATTTATTAACTTCAATACTGCTTCTGTTTTTAGAAAACAGTTTTGGGATAGATTATATGAAGAACAAATTGATACGCATATTATAATAGGTAACCACGATACTTATTATAAGAACACTAACGAAGTAAATGCCATTGAAAATCTTTATACTTCATTTGATAAGAAACACGAACCTTGGATATATACAAGACCATCAGTTGTAGATTTTGATGGCACTAGTATATTGTTTATGCCTTGGATATGTGATGATACAAGAGAAGAGTCTATGAAGATGATAGAAACTGCCAAAGCAGAAATCGTAATGGGACATTTAGAAATCAAAGGTGTTGAAATGCAAAATGGCGTGATTAATGACCATGGTTTAAACAAATCAGATTTTAAAAGATTTGATAAAGTTATCTCTGGACACTTTCATAAACATACAGATGATGGACAAATATATTACAATGGTGCTCAATATGAAATGACATGGTCTGATTATAAAGATCAAAAGGCATTTAATATATTTGATACAGAAACAAGAGAAATAACAAGAGTAAACAATCCATTAACTATTCATAATAAAATAATCTATGATGATAAAAAAAATAACTATGATAACTTTGATTTAAAACCTTATCATAAACACTTTGTTAAACTTATTATACTTAATAAAACAAATGAGGAACAATTTGATAGACTTGTTAATAGATTATATAAAGAAATACAAATACATGATTTAACAATACTAGAAGACTTTTCCGATATTAAAGCAAGTGTTAAAGATGAGGCACTAGATATGGGCGAAGATACCATTACTTTTTTAAATAACTATGTAGATCAACTTGAAACAGATGTTGATAAACAAAAACTAAAAGAATATTTAAAATCTTTTTATGTAGAGGCAAACGATAGATGATACAATTTCAAAAGATAAGATGGAAAAACTTTCTATCAACAGGTAATAATTTTATTGAAGTAGATTTAGAGAAATCAAAATCAACTTTGATTATAGGTGCTAATGGTTCTGGTAAGTCAACTTTGTTAGACGCCTTATGTTATGTTTTATTTAATAGACCATACAGAAATATTAAAAAAGATCAACTTGTTAATAGTATTAACGGTGGTGAATGTGAAATAGAAATAGAGTTTATTGTAAATAGAAGACAATATAAAGTTATCAGATGTATTAAACCAAACAAGTTTGAGATTTATTGTAATGGCGATTTAGTTGACCAAGACGCTTCTGCTGTTGATTATCAAAAGTCTTTAGAAGAAAATATATTAAAATGTAACTATCGTGCTTTTTGCCAAACAGTAATACTTGGTTCTTCTTCATATGAACCATTTATGAAAATGAGAGATCAGTATAGACGAGAAGTTGTTGAAGAAATATTAGACATAAGAGTCTTTACTCATATGGATTATTTAATAAGACAGAAACAAAACGAACTAGGTAAAAGTGTTGTTGAAGTTAAACATAGATTTGATTTGTTAAGTGAAAAATATAACCTACAGAAAAAACATTTTGAAGAAATACAATCAAAAGACAATACAGTTATAGAAGATAAGAAAAAACAATTAAAAGAAAATGAAGTTAGTAATTACGAATATAACCAGAAATTACAGTTACTCAATGAAAAAATTATATCTACAAAATCTGAAATATGGGGTGGTGAAAAACATATTCAAAAATCAAATGAACTGGCAAAACTAGAAGCAAAGATTGAAACAAATCTATCAAATCACAAAAGAACTTTAGACTTTTTTCAAAACAATGATACATGCAACACATGTACACAACCAATAGATAAAAATTTTAAATTAAAAAAGATAAACGAAGAGGCACAGAAAATATCAGACTTAGAACTAGGTCTACAAGATTTAGAAAAAGAGATCAATAAAACAGATGAGAAAATAACTGAATACAAAGAAATAGAAAAAAGACTTAATAAGTTAAATCTATCTGTTGCTAAAATCAATACTTCTATTTCAGAAATCAATAGACATTCAAATAGATTAGATATAGAAATTGCAAAACTAAATGGTGAAACAGATTCAACAAATAACATTGCCGAACAAATAGAACAACTTAGAATAGATTTAGAAAAAGTAAATATTGAAAAAGATGAAATCATAGAGAAGAAAAAATACATTGATATTGCCAGAGAAATATTAAATGATACAGGAGTTAAGGCAAACATTATTAAAAAGTATATACCTATAATGAATGGTCTTATCAATAAGTATCTAAGAGCAATGGACTTTTTTGTAAACTTTCACTTAGATGAAGAATTTAAAGAGACAATCAAAAGTAGGTTTAGAGACGCTTTTGCATACAACAGTTTTAGTGAAGGTGAAAAACTAAGAATAGACTTGGCACTTTTATTTACTTGGCGTGAAATTGCCAGAATGAAAAACAGTACAAATACTAATCTATTAATATTAGATGAGATATTTGATTCTAGTTTAGATGGTCAAGGAACAGATGATTTTTTTAGAATACTAAAAGAACTAACAAATCAAAATGCATTTATTATATCACACAAAGGAGATATACTATTTGACAAGTTTACAAATATAATGAAGTTTAGTAAGGTTAATAACTTCTCAACCATGGAGTAATTATGAAGTATGAATTGATACCACCAACTGATCCAAGAGTGCTTTCAAGTGTTGCACTTTTTGATATAGAGACATTTAAAAAAGAAGAAAAAATAGAACTAAAAGAATTTGTTGATAATCTTTTTGAAACAATGAAGAACTATGGTGGCATAGGCCTATCAGCAAATCAAGTCGGCAAACCATATCGTATGTTTGTTATGGGTGGTCATGCAGATATATCAAAAGGTAAAAAGTGGACTTGTATCAATCCTGAAGTTGTTGAGTTTAGTAAAGAAACAGTTAGATATAAAGAAGGATGCCTAACTTTTCCATTTCTATTCTTAGATATAGAAAGACCTAGATTAATAAAAGTAAAATATCTAAATGAAAAACTAGAAACAGTTGAAGAAACATTTGATGGTTTAGTTAGTAGATGTTATCAACATGAATTAGATCATATGCATGGCCAAGTTTTTACAGAAAAAGTTACTAAGTTTAAATTAGACAGAGCAATAGCAAGAAGAAACAAAGAAATAAAAAGATTAGAAAAAGTTAGAAAGGCAATGGCAAGTGGAACCGTATAAATTTCCTAAATTAGTTATTGAAGAACATGATGGTTTTCATGTAGTAAGAGACGATCTATTAGAAGGTGGTTCTAAAAGACGTTTTGTTGATAGACTTATTAGAGAAGAAGTTGCTAAAGGTGCCGAAGAATTTGTTTATGGTGGTTGCCCAGCAAATGGTTATGCTCAATTATCTTTAACTTTACAAGCAAAACATTATGGCAAAAAGGCAATATTCTTTATGGCAAAAAGATCATTAGACAACTTGCATCCATATCAAAAACAAGCATTAGAATATGGTGCTGATATACGTTGGGTGCCAAATGGTATGTTATCAGTTACTAAAAAAAGAGCAAGAGATTATTTTTACGAAGACCCTATAAAGAGAAGAATATTACCATTAGGATTAGAAGATCAAAGAGTATTTGAAGATATAAGAGATATTGCCTCAACAATAGAAAAAGATTATAACATAGAAGTTAGTGAAGTATGGTCAGTAGGATCAAGTGGAACATTAACAAGAGGATTGCAAATGGCATTTCCAGACAAAGAAGTAAACGTAGTTTCAGTTGGTCACAAAATGAAACAAAAAGAAATAGGCCGTGCTAATCTTTATATGTCAGATTATAAATTTACGCAAGAAGTAAAAGAAGAAGATCGTCCACCTTTTCCGTCAGTGCCAACATATGACGCAAAGGCATGGCCAGTAATGAAAAAATATGCTAAAAAAGGTGCTTTATTTTGGAATGTGGGTAAATAGACAGGTTATTGACAAAATAGTTATTTTATGATATTATAATAATATGAGCGATTTGTTGCAACAAACACACGATACAATAAAAGATAAAGGTTTTCCTTATTATCCAACAGATAAGAAATGGAGAGACGATAAGTATAATCAATTATTGGCATTTAAAAGAGACACTATATTAGATAGACAACATAAAGTTATAGGTCAATCAACACATGGTTTAAATCTTGCATGGTCTTATATGACACACTCCTGGGGTATTCAGTGTGGTAAAATGAGAACACCTATGGAGATATGGGAAGATGAAGAACATCTTAAAAAAGGCATAAACAAAATACTTACAGGAACATTCTTTAAACAAAAGAAACCACATGAAATAACAGACTCAGATATGAGATCAATGTTAAGAAGATATAGTGGCACTCAAATGGTTTCTAATTTTAGACCCACAGCGGCTGCAACTTTATATGATATATTTGTTGATAAAGATTCGCCATTAGAAGGAACAACTGCTGGCACAGTGTGGGATCCAAGTATGGGTTATGGTGGTCGTTTATTAGGTGCAATCGCAGCTGGCGTAAATTATATAGGAACTGATCCATGTATTCCTACTTATAAGGGTTTAGAACAAATAAGAGACGCATATGGTCATCCTCATAAGTCTTATACATTATTAAGACAAGGTAGTGAAACATATAATCCTGAAGAAGAAAGTTTAGATTTTGTATTTACAAGTCCGCCATACTTTGGTTGGGAAGCATATGGTGATGAACCAGAACAATCAAGTATTAAATTCAGTAATAGTGATTTGTGGAAAGAAGGATTTTTAAGACAGACTATTAAAAATGCATACAAAGGATTAAAGAAAGGTAAAAAACTTGCTTTAAACGTTGCAAACACAAAACAATACAAAACATTTGAAGAAGATACACACGATCTAATGGTTGATGAGGGATTTAAAGATATGGAAATATGGTGGTTATCACTATCAACACAACAAGGTGCCACAACACAATCTACACTAGAAGGCACAGAAACAGAAAAAAAACAAAAGAACAATTATATAGGGCGATTCGAAAGACCGAATCTATCTGGTAGAAAATTCGAACCAATATTCATCGGAACCAAGTAAAAAATCAAGTGTTCTCCTTTTGTTCTCCTGTGCGAATTGGCACACCCTCAAAAAACCCAATAAAATCAACAAAAAAAAAATTAAAAAAAAGCTCTAGGTCTATTGACTTTTTAATCGTTTTCCTATATACTATACGAATATGAAAAACAAAAACACTATGAATATGACAAATACTATTGAAAATAAAAGTACACTTGCTAAACTACTTGCTACTGAAAATATTGAAGTACAAGAAAATGCTACACAAACTGCTTCATTTGATGTTGCGAATAGAATATTAACTATCCCAATATTTAAAGAAGAACACAAATCAAAACATGTTTATGATATGTTGATCGGCCATGAGGTATCTCATGCTTTACATACACCAGCTGAATCATGGAAATCTATGTCTGATAGATCAAAAGAATTTAGATCATTTGTTAATGTTATCGAAGATGCTAGAATTGATAAACTTATTCAAAGTAAATATCCAGGTTTAACTGTTGATTATATTGAAGGTTTTAAAAAGTTATATGCTGATAACTTCTTTGGTACTAAAGATAAAGATATTAACAAAGACTATACATTAATTGATAAAATCAATCTATGGTTTAAATCATCTAAAAAACTAGATGTTAAATTTTCATCTAAAGAAAACAAATTCGTTGAGGCAGTTGATAACTGTAAATCATTTGATGATGTTTTAAAACTTGCTGAAGAAATCTTAGGTCACTGTAAAGAAGAATTGAAAAAACAACCTGAATTGACTAAGTCTTTTAAACAATCAAAAGAAAAATCTAAAGATGACGAATCTGAAACCGAACAAGACTCTATGTCTGCTGATGAAAAATTAGACAAGTGGGTTGAAAAACAAGAAGGTGAAAGTGACGAAGAAGTTAAAAAAGAACAAGATCAATCATTTTCAAATGGTGCTGGCGGTGACTTTCAACTTAGATCATTGACTAATGAGGCATACGATAATGCTAGAAAGGATATGTCTGATGATAAACAAGAAGGTAGAGTATATTCAACTCTTCCATCTGTTAATCTTAAAGATATAATCATTCCTTATTCTAAGTATATTAAAGATCATTATATATTTGACTCTAAGTTAGATTCTTATGACAAGGCTTTATTAACTCATGCCAAAGAAGACACTAAAAAATTTATGAAAGAATCTAGTTCAGTTGTAAATTATCTAGTTAAAGAATTTGAAATGAAAAAAAATGCTAAGTTATATGCTCGTGCTTCACAGGATAAAACAGGTATTGTTGATCCTTTGAAATTACATACTTATAAATTTGCTGAAGATATTTTCAAAAAAATTACTACTGTTCCTAATCAAAAAAATCATGGTATGATTTTATTACTTGATTGGTCTGGTTCTATGGCAAAAAACTTATTGCCTACTGTTGAACAATTATTAAACTTAGTTATGTTTTGTAAAAAGATCAACATACCTTTTTCAGTATATTCATTTATGAATCCTGATAAAACAGATAATACTAATCCTTTTAAAATTACAAAGAAAACTTTACAGGCAGATCAATCAACGAGACTAGTACAGTTATTCTCACATAAACAAAGTAAAACTGATTTTACTAGAGTATGTGAATTGTTACACCGATCTGCTAAGTATTTTTCTGGATACAGATCATATCACAGCCATGATAGAGTGCCAAGTATTCCACATGAATATTACCTATCATCAACTCCTTTAAACGAGTCGTTGATTGCTATGGATACAATCATTAAAAAGTTTAAGAATGATTATAAAGTAGAAAAACTTGCTCTTGTTACATTAACAGACGGTGCTTCAAACTCACTTAGAGGACACGGTGATTCTTTTTATGGTAAATCTTATGTTAGATTAAATAACAAATATCTTCCTGTATCTGATTATAGTAGAGATAAAGATAACTTAACAAATACTTTAATTACTTTCTTAAAGAAAAAATATGATTTACAAACTGTTGGTTTCTTTTTGGCAGATAAGTTTAGAGAGTTACAGTGGAATTTGCCAATAAGTTTATCTTATAAACAAACTGAAATATTTAAAAAATTGTTTAGTAAAGATAAATTTGTGCCAGATTATACAACTGCTTATGATGTTTATTTTTATGTTAAGGCAGATACTAAAGTTGTAAATACTGACATGTCTAATGTTGAGACAACTGATAAGAGAACATTGAAAAAAATGTTTATGTCTGGTATGAAAAAGAGATTGACGAGTCGAATCTTATTACAGAATTTTATAAAGAGAATCGCTTAAAAAACATGAGTGTTGCAAATATGTCACACTATTTATTAAGTAAATCAATATAAAATAAGTGCTTGACTTTCATATGATTTTATGATAGGATAGTACTATAAACAAATAAAAAAAAAGGAAAAAAACACTATGAAAAAAGTTGACTTAAATAAAAAACAAAAACAATTTGTTGATTATGCTTTTAAAAAGTATAATAAAAAAGAATTGACAATAGCAGAATTGAAAGAAGCTAATGCTCATTTTGGTTGCAAGTATGCACCACAATGGTTAGTTAAAAATTCTGATTATAAAGTTGGTAAACAGTTGTACAAATTACCTATTGACGGTAAAATTGCTGTTAAACAATTTGCTGAACCAACATGTCAAGGTTCTATGGAATTTGAAGGCAAGTTAAAAGAACCAGAACAATCGAAACTTGATACTAAGGCTGCTTACATTGTTAGCTCCCTAACAGACAATGTAGTTCCTGAAAAAGATAATGACTTTGTTACCTTTGGTAACTTTGGTGATGTAAAAAACATTATCAAATCTAAAAAGTTTTATCCAGTATTCATTACAGGATTATCTGGTAATGGTAAAACACTTGCTGTAACACAGGCATGTGCCGAGGCAAAACGTGAAATGATCAGAGTCAATATTACTATTGAAACTGATGAGGATGATTTACTTGGCGGATACAGACTAAGAGACGGTGCAACTGTTTGGCAAAACGGTCCTGTTATCGAGGCAATGGAAAGAGGTGCTGTTTTATTATTAGATGAAATCGACCTTGCTTCAAATAAGATTATGTGTTTACAACCAATCTTAGAAGGTTCTGGTGTCTATGTTAAAAAGATTAACAAGTTTGTTAAACCTAAACTTGGTTTCAATGTGATTGCAACTGCTAACACTAAAGGTCAAGGTAGTGATGATGGTAAATTCATCGGAACTAATGTTCTTAACGAGGCATTCCTTGAAAGATTTCCAGTTACATTTGAACAACAATATCCTTCTGCTAAAATAGAAGAAAAAATTGTTTCAAACAAACTAAAATCATTTGGTAAATCTGATGACAAGTTTGCTCATAACTTAGTTACTTGGGCAGATGTTATTAGAAAAACATATACCGATGGTGGTGTTGATGAAATTATATCAACTAGAAGACTAGTACATATTGCTGAGGCATATGGTATCTTTAGAAATAAGATGAAGGCTATTTCAGTATGTACAAATAGATTTAACGATGATACTAAAAAATCATTTGTTGATTTATATTCAAAAGTTGATAGTGGCGTTACTGCTGAACAGATCATGGAAGATCAAAAGAAGGCTGAAGATGCTGCTATATTACAAGATTCCAACGATAGTGAGGATGGTGAAGAGGACATATCTGTCTAATCAGTAACCAAAAATCTATCATTCATAGTGTAAGTCCACCTGTGGAGTTCAACGCTCCACAGGTTTAATTACATTATAACAAAGGAATAAATATGAAGGACAATAGAGATAAACATTTTTACATATCAATGACCAAGAGTATGTTAAGACTTGGTGGATGTTATGGGTTATTTTTAACCGAAGATAAACTATTAATGGGCGTTGCAATTGTATTTGCTTTCGCTGAAATACTAGGAATTGCTGAGGAGTTTTAAATGGGAAAATATGACTATGAATTAAACGCTAAACCTAAAATGACACAGGAAGAGCGTGATGAGAAGATGAAAAAGTTTTTAGAAAAAGGTGGTAAGATACAAAAACTTACTCCTGGTTCTGCTTATAATTTAGGTTGCTTAGATAGAAGCGGTAAACCTGCTTTTTCAAATGAAGAAATTAAAAAAGGTATTGGTGGCAAAACAGCTATGCCAGATTATGATAATCATAAACCAAATACATACCACGATTTTGATTTAGGCGGAGACAACAAACCAGTGTTTCATCCTAACTCATTAAAAACAAACAAATAATAGGAGAATAAGTTGAGTATATATGTTGAAGTAAGAGGCGGAAACTTAGAGAAGGCTCTAAGAGTTCTTAAACGTAAAGTACAAAAAGAAGGTATTGTAAATACATTAAGAGATAAAAAGTATTTTCAAAAACCATCTGAAATAAAAAGAGTAAAGGCAAAAGAACGTGCTAAAGTTTTAAGAAAAAAACAATCTCAAAACGATGAAATGCTTGGTTACCGTATGGTAAAAGGTGTGAAAGTAAAGAAAATTTAAGAATTTCTACGCCGTTTGTGTTTTGATTATATATATTATTACTACAAGGCGGTTCATAAGTCCTTGTAGAGGTGTAGGAAAAGACACTTAATAAGTGTCTTAGAAATCGGTGATGTTTGCCAGTTTAACTCCGTGAAAAAACGAAACTGGCGCTTGAAATTATATAAATAATCATTATATAATACATGAACGCCTTATAGGGTTCAGAAAATAAACTTTGCTTAACAAAAGGAGGTTATATGACCAATACAAAAGCACTATCTATTTTCAATCAATTAAGACCATTATCAGTAGGATTTGACGACATGTTCGACCATTTCGAATCTATGTTTGACCACCCTACGGTTAATTATCCACCATACAATCTAGTTAAGACAGGAACTCATAAATTTGATATTGAGATCGCTCTTGCAGGTTTCAATAAAAAAGATATTGAGATCACTAGTGAGAACAATATATTAACTATCGAATCAAAAGTTAAATCTGTTGTTGACGATTCAGTAGGTGTTGATAAACCAAAAGATCAGGCAATGATTCATAAAGGTATCTCAAAAAGATACTTTAAAAGATCGTTTACTATCGCTGATGATGTTGAAGTTAAAGGTGCCGAGTTAAAAGACGGCCTTTTAAAAGTATCAATGGAAAAAATTATTCCAGATGCTAAAAAACTAAAAACTATTAACATTAAATAAAAACCTAGATAGGGCGGCCATTTGGCCGCTCTAAATAATATATTATGGCACATTGACAAAACTAAAATTTTAGTGTATAATAACAAACAACTATTATATAATAGGAGAAATAAATTATGAGTGATTTAAAAGACACAAAAACAGCACAAAATTTAAGAGCTGCTTTTCAAGGCGAAAGTGAGGCAAATAGAAGATACCTTTACTTTGCACAAAAGGCAGATATTGAAGGTGCAAATGAGGTTGCTTCTGTATTCAGATCAACCGCTGAAGGTGAAACTGGCCATGCTCATGGTCATTTAGAATACCTTGAAGAAGTTGGCGATCCTGCAACAGGAGAACCAATGGGTAACACAGAGCAAAATCTTCAATCAGCAATTAAAGGTGAAATACATGAATACACAGATATGTATCCAGGTATGGCTAGAACAGCTAGAGAAGAAGGTTTTGATGAAATTGCAGACTGGTTTGAGACACTTGCAAAAGCAGAAAAATCTCATGCTGGTAAATTTCAAAAAACATTAGACGCCTACAAAGGTGAATAATTATGTGGGTGGCATTTTGTCACCCATTGACAAATTAAAAAAATGTGATATAATAATATTATGAAATTCAGTGAAGATAAAATTTTAAAAGAAGTCCAAGACTATATTAAATCAACATACGGTCAACATTACTCCTCTGGTAAAGAGGGTATTCAGACACTAGATTTATTAAAGTCTATTGGAATTAAAAGTGATTTTTGTTTAGGTAACGCTATAAAATATCTTAGTCGTTATGGCAAAAAAAATGGTAAAAATCGTAAAGACTTGCTTAAGGCAATTCATTACATTGTACTATTATTAAATAATGAAGGAGAAAATAAATAATGAAAATAAGTGATAATACAGTTAGTATCTTAAAAAACTTTTCAGATATTAATAACAATATACTTTTCAAACCAGGTAAAAGTATTTCAACAATGTCAACTATGAAAAACATCATGGCAAAGGCAGATGTTGAGGAAGAGTTCGAACAAGAATTTGGCGTATATGATTTGCCAGAATTTCTAAGAGCAATCGACTCATTTAAAAAACCAGTTCTTAAATTTAACGGCGCTGCTAATCTAAAAATAAATGATGAGGGTACTTCTCTATCAGCTAGATATGCATTTGCTGATAAATCAACTTTGGTTACACCACAAAAAGAAATTAACATGCCAGATCAAACAGTTTCTTTCACTTTAAAAGATAGTGATTATGAATCTGTAAAAAGATTATATACTAATCTAAGTCTACCTGATATTGCATTTATAGGTGAAAAAGGTAAAATCAAACTAGTTGCGTTAGATAAGAAAAACAATAACTCTAACGAATCATCAATTACAGTTGGTGAAACAGATGTTGACTTTACTGCTTACATTAAGGCAGAGAATATGAAAATTATTCCTGGCGAATATGATGTTGCATTATCAAAGGCTAAGATCGCACATTTCATAAACAAGAAGGTAAAAGTCCAATATTGGATTGCTTTAGAAGCAGATAGTGTATTTTAAATAGATGAGTTTATTTGTTGAAGAACAAATAAAACCCAAAAAGACTATTAGAATTTTAGTATATCCAAATATTACATTTGGTAAAGACCTAGAAAAAGATAGTTACATACAAGTTATTAAAAAGCAAATATCTCTTTTAAACTCTATACGAGACGACTTGTGGTTTTATTTGATATTACCTAAGGAAGTTCCATCTTTACAATTTGATAACGTAAGTCAATTGTATTTAGATTTGCCGACTCATCCTCCTACAATGAGAGTTCATTTTGATACACAGGTGATAAAATCTTTGTGTTCAAAAGACCTCGACTTTGATTTGGTAATGTCACATCTACCAGAGCATACCTGTGAATTAAAAAATGTTTTGTATAACATAACACAACATATTCCTAAATTTTTTGGATATTGTCATTGGTTTGATTTAAAAAAAGTTGCTAACTGGCCTATGAATAGTTTTAAAAAAAACATTGTAGGCCTATTAGAAATGGATAGATGTTATTTGAATACTCAATCTCAAAAGAATCTTGTTTTACAAGAAGCAAAAGAGACCTTTAGTGATGATGTAATAAAAAGATTAGACAAAATCTTAACAGTACAACATTTAGGTGTAGATAAAAAAGATATTATTAAGACTATAAAAAAAGTAAAAGAAAAAATTATTGTTTTTAATCATAGACCTGATACTTATAAACATTACAAAGAATTTCTACAGGTGTGTGATGAATTGTATAAACAAAGACAAGATTTTAAAGTATGGGTTCCTCTAACAAGTAAACCTGATAGGGATTATATTATTACTGATAGTGGGGATAAAGATTTTTACTATAAGAAATTACAAGAATGTTACATAGGATATTCTCCTAAACAAACTTATGGTGGATGGTCTGTTGCAACAACAGACGGAATGATGAATGGTGTTCCGTATTTAATGTATGATGCTGATTATTATAGAGAACTTTGGAATGAAGGTGCATTTATAAAAAATGATAATGAGTTAATAGATAAATTAAATTTTTATTTAGATAATGAAGATCAAAGAAATAAATTGGCAAATCAAAGTTTACAATATATTAAAACTAAATTAGTCTTTAAAAATGAAATAGAACAAATGAGTAATTACATAAACGAATTATATAACAAATTACCAATTGTTAAAAAAAGTGAAAAAATTAAAGAAGTGATTTCCTGGATAAAAAAAGAAGGAAGTCTTTCTAAACAAGAAATTATAAACCGTTTAGGATGGGGAGTTGGTATTAAGTGGACACAATATCGCCACACACTATTGACAAATCCTAACATTTATGATACCATGACTAAAAATCCAATATACAATTGGGTTGAATAAATTGAGGAATATATTATATTATGAGTGACTTTTTATGGGTCGAAAAATATCGACCAAAGCGTATTGAAGATTGTATATTAAGTGAAGACTTAAAAAATACATTTACAAAATTTTTAAATCAAAAAGAGATTCCAAATCTTCTCCTTTCAGGCACAGCAGGTACGGGTAAGACAACAGTTGCTCGTGCCTTATGTGAAGAATTAGGTTGTGATTATATCATAATCAATGGTTCAGATGAAGGTAGACATATTGATACTTTAAGAACAACAATTAAAAACTTTGCGTCCACAGTATCTTTAGACGATACCAAAAATCATAAAGTTGTTATAGTTGATGAGGCAGATTATATGAATCCTGACTCAGTTCAACCTGCATTAAGAAACTTTATGGAATCGTTTCATAAGAATTGTAGATTTATTTTTACTTGTAACTTTAAAAACAAAATCATACCTGCGTTACATAGTCGTTGCACAGTTATTGATTTTCGTATTACAAATGGTCAAAAAGTAAAAACAGCACAGGCATTGCTTAAAAGACTTGGTACTGTCCTTGATGATGAAAGTATCGAGTATGATAAAAAGGTACTTGCTGAGTTAATACAAAGACACTATCCAGACTTTAGAAGAACAATCAATGAATTACAAAGATATTCTGTAAGAGGTAAGATTGATAGTGGCATACTTGTATCGTTGTCCGATATAAACAATAAAGAGTTAGTGAAGTTGTTAAAAGAAAAACGATTTACTGATATGAGAAAATGGGTTATACAAAACTTAGATCAGGATCCGTCTTCTTTATTTACGGCTATCTATGATATTCTTTATAAGTCACTTCATCCACAATCGGTGCCAGCTGCTGTATTAACAATTGCTGACTATCAATACAAATCTGCTTTTGTGGCAGACCATGAGATCAATATGGTCGCATGTTTAACTCAAATTATGGCCGAGTGTAAGTTCAAATAAAACTCAAAATGACTACTAAGAAAAAACACAATCCAGTCGCTTCTGAATTACGGCAAACTAAATACAAACAAAGAGTCGTAAAACCTAAAAAAGGTAAAGGTTCTTTCAAAAGAAAAACAAAAGAAGACGAAGATTGGAGTGGCATAGTATAATGGCTAGAAGAACATTTTGGAGAAAACTCATCGTAAGATGTAGAATGTTTTGGGCTGACGTGAGAGGTCATCATGGTAAAGTTTGGAATTATGAACCAGGCGATTACTATATGGGTTCACACAAAGGACATAAAAAACACGAAAAACATTAATAATGATTGAATATAAATTAGGTGATTACTTAAATGCCATCAATTGGTCTAAGATAAACTTACTTGATGGTGATGATATAACATGGGAAAAAAAGTTCGCACCATTTGTTATTAATCGTTGTTTATCACAGCACGTTGATACAATAATGATGGCAAATGAAATGAATCAAAGACACGGCCTTCCTAAAAGGTTGCAATTCCATTTTTTACTAAATAGTATTCGTAAGAGAAAAAGATTTGGTGGTAAGTGGTTATCTACTTCTAAATCTAAAAACTTAGAGTATGTAAAAGAATATTATGGTTACAGTAACATCAAAGCTAAACAGGCCTTAGACATACTTGATAATAAACAATTGAAACTTATCAAAGAAAAACTTGATAAGGGTGGGAGAAGAAAATGAGTGAAGGACTTAAATGGTCACCTGACAGTATGTTAGAGGTTACCCTTAAACAACCCGATGATTTTCTAAAAGTAAGAGAGACACTTTCCAGAATAGGTGTGGCAAGTCGTAAAGATAAAACTTTATTTCAAAGTTGTCATATACTACACAAACAAGGAAAGTATTACATAGTTCATTTCAAAGAGTTATTTGCTTTAGACGGCAAACAAGCAACACTAGCTGAAAACGATATACAAAGAAGAAATACAATATCAATTTTATTACAAGATTGGAATTTGATCTCTATCGTTAAACCTAACGAAGCAGAAAACAAAGCACCATTATCTCAAATAAAGATAATTGCTTTTAAAGAGAAGAACGAATGGAACTTACAGGCGAAATATAACATCGGTAAGAAAATAAATAAAGACGAAACAACTGAATAAAGGATATTATGATTAAATTATATAGACTCACAACAGGTGAGGACGTGATAGGAACGTTTGAAGATCAAACAGATTTGTTTGAACACATAAAGAAACCTTATGTATTGATTCCAATGCAAGGGCAACCAGGACAACCTATGCAAATAGGATTCCATCCTTACTTGCCATATTCAAAAGATGAAATAGTAAAGATTAAAAAAGTAAATATTGTTTGTGATTCAAATCCATCAGAAAACATAATTGAAGCATATCAAAAAAATACTGGTGCAATTGTAACACCTAAAAAATCAATTATTACCTAGTTGACTTTTTTACATTTCTGTGTTATAATATAATATGAATCTAGCGAGCTCTTTCTATACAAGTGTTTTAGAACACAAAGGCAAACTTCTTATAAGAGGTGTTGCCAACGGAGAGTCGTATCTAAGTAGAATCAATTATAGACCAACTTTGTTTATGCCTAGCAAAACACAAACGGCATACAAGTCATTAGACAATATACAATTGGCACCTAAGAGATTTGATTCCATTTCAAAGGCAAAACATTTTTACGATCAGTATAAATCTATTCCTGAATATAAAATCTACGGAATGAATCGTTATCAATATCAATATATTGCTGACGAATATAAAGATGATATAAGATGGAATAAAGATTATATTAAAATATTTACACTTGATATAGAAACCGAGTGTGAAAACGGTTTTCCCGATCCTGATACTGCAAAAGAAACTATTATTTGTATTACTGTAAAAAATCATAGCAACAAACAAATATTGACATGGGGAACTGGCGATTTCATTGCTAAAAAATCAAATGTAACTTATATCAAATGTCAAAATGAAAAACATTTATTACTAGAGTTTTTAAAATTCTGGTGTAAGAATCATCCTGATATATTGACTGGTTGGAATGTTAGATTTTTTGACATGCCATATTTGATGAATAGAATGAGATACCTTTTTGATAATGATACTATTAACAAAATGTCACCTTGGAATTATGTTAATGCTGATCGTATTCAAATGGGACAAAAGAATCAACAGTACTGGAATATATTAGGTGTTTCTATATTAGATTACTTTGAACTGTATAGAAAATTTACCTATGTAAGGCAAGAGTCTTATAAACTAGATTACATCGGTAAAGTAGAACTAGGCGAACAGAAATTAGAAAATCCTTACGATACATTTAAAGAGTTTTATACAAAAGATTATCAAAAGTTTGTAGAATATAATATCCAAGACGTTGAACTAGTTGATAAACTAGAAGATAAAATGCGTTTGATTGAGTTATGTTTAACTATGGCATACGATTACAAAGTAAACTATAACGATGTGTATTCGCAAGTAAGATGTTGGGATACATTAATCTATAATCATTTAAGAAAAAAGAATATAGTTATACCACCAAGAGAAGACCACGAGAAGGCAACTCAATATGAAGGTGCGTATGTAAAAGACCCACAACCAGGATTGCATGAATGGATTTGTTCGTTTGATTTGAACTCACTATATCCACATTTAATTATGGAATATAATATTAGTCCTGAAATGTTTGCCGGCGTAGAACCTAGAGCAGTAGGTGTAGAAAACTTTTTAGCAGAAAAACTAAATCTTAAATTTGCAAAAGATAAGAATGTTACAATTGCACCTAATGGTGCCATGTTTAAAAAAGATAAACAAGGTTTCTTACCTGAACTAATGGAAAAGATGTATACCGATCGTGTTGTTTATAAAAAGAAAATGATCGAAGCAAAAAAAGAATTTCAAAAGACAAAGGATCCTATCTATTCAAATGAGATTGCAAGATGTAATAATATTCAAATGGCAAAAAAGATTTCTCTAAACTCTGCTTATGGTGCCATTGGTAATCAATATTTCAGATACTTTGATGTTAAACAGGCAGAAGCAATTACACTTGGTGGTCAGTTGGCAATTCGTTGGGTAGAACGTGATGTAAATGCATTTATGAATAAGATATTACAAACAACAAATGTAAATTATATTGTTGCTTCTGATACAGATTCTATCTATTTAAAACTAGATAAGTTAGTTGAAAAAGTTTGTAAAGATAAATCAATTGACCAAGTTGTAGATTTTATCAACAAGGCCGCTGAAGAAAAAATACAAAAAGTAATTGATAAGAGTTATGAAAAACTTGCCGAATATATTAATGCGTATGATCAAAAAATGATTATGAAACGAGAGGCAATTGCAAACAAAGGTATATGGGTTGCTAAAAAAAGATATATGATGAATGTATTTGATGAAGAAGGTATTAGATTTGAAACACCTAAGTTAAAGATTATGGGTGTTGAGGCAGTTAAGTCATCAACTCCGGAGGTTTGCCGAGGTAAAATTAAAGACGCAATTAAAATTATTATGAACTCAACGCAAGATGATTTGATTAAGTTTGTTGCAGATTTCAAAAAAGATTTCTTTAAATTAAAACCTGAAGACATTGCTTTTCCTAGATCATGTAATAATATTGACAAGTATATAGATTCTTCAAATCTGTATATAAAAGGCACACCAATACATGTAAAAGGTTCTTTAATATATAATCATTATCTAAGAACTAAAAAACTAGAATCTAAATATCCATTAATTAAAGATGGTGAAAAAATAAAATTCTTAATGTTGAAGTTACCTAATCCTGTAAAAGATACCGTGATTGCATTTTCAACTAAGATACCAAAAGAATTTAATTTACATAAGTATGTGGATTATGATGTTCAATTTGAAAAAACATTTTCTGATCCGTTGAAGTTTATCTTAAATACTATCAACTGGAAACTTGAAGAAGAAGCAACTCTGGAGGCATTTTTCGGATGACAAATGCCATAATACTATTAATGCTATTTTATATGAGTATCTGGTTATTTTTTCATTGGGGTGAAAGACTTGCAATGACAAGAATAGATACTAAAGTATTTTTAATTATAATATTGACAATATGGATATCGATAAAAAATATAACGTAATATATGCTGACCCACCATGGTCGTTTAAAACTTATTCTGATAAGGGTAAAGATAGAAGTCCTGAAAATCATTATAATGTTATGTCATTACAGGATATAAAAGATTTGCCAGTAAATAAGATTGCAAATGATGATTCAGTTTTATTGATGTGGGTTATTGATCCTTTATTAGATAAAGCATTTGAAGTAATAAACGCATGGGGTTTTAAATATAAAACTGTTGCATTTACATGGGCAAAAACAAATAAAACTAAACCAGGTTTCTTTACAGGATTAGGATATTGGACTAGAGGCAATCCTGAAATGTGTTTACTTGCCACAAAAGGTAAACCTAAAAGACTAAGTAAGTCTGTGCCACAATTAGTCGTAGAACAACGGAGAGAACATAGCAGAAAACCAGATATAATGTACAACCATATAGAGAATTTACTAGAAGGTCCTTATATTGAAATGTTTGCTAGAACACAAAAACCTGGTTGGGATGCATGGGGCAATCAACTTGACAAATTTAAATAATGTGTTATAATATAGTATGAATTATTTGAAAAAATACGCAAATGAAAACAAGTTACCTATAATGGATCAACTTACGTTTGAACGTATAACAAACAGTATTGGTAAAGAAAAATTTAGAGAAGACCTAGCAGAATATATTTCTGTTGTTAGGCCTGTATATCCTTTAAAACAAATCTCATATGACATAATGAGACAATCATTTAAGAGTTTACAAAAACAAGATGTTTGGCAACATATTAAACCATTAGAACAATTAGAAAAAAACGTTAAAGAAAAATACGATGATTTAAAATATAATTTTAAAGATCATGGACTAGGTGTTATAGACGCACCATCTATTTACAATGATGTTTCAAATTATTTTCACCAAGAGTTAAGATTAAATTGTTCAAGTTATGGTTTTAAAGCACCATTAGATGTATGGTACAATGGCACAGCAAAAGATATATGGCGATGTTTAGGTCCTATATGGCGTGGTATCAATGGTATGAAACCTGTTATGATAGATGGCAAACAAGAACTAAGAGGTGGTGCATTGCACGAAGCAAGTTATATGAGTGCCTTTAGATTAGGAACTTATATTGCAACACAATTTAAACCTAATGTTGCAAAAGCAATTTATCAAATGACAGACGCAAAAAGAGTATTAGATACTTCATGTGGTTGGGGTGATAGACTTGCAGGATTTTTTACTAGTGACGCTGAAGAATATATTGGTTGCGATCCTAATCCTAACACTTATAAACTATACATGAAACAAATAGAAGTTTACAATAGTTTTTTACCAGAAGAAAAACAGAAAAAAGTTACTATCTATAATTGTGGTGCTGAAGATTTGCCATGGGATGAAATAAAAGATATTGATTGTGCCTTTACAAGTCCACCTTATTTCTCAACTGAGAGATATAATGAAGGTGGTGAAAAAGAAGAAAATCAATCATGGTTTAAGTTTGATGAGTATTCAAAATGGCGTGATGATTTTTATTTACCAGTTGCACAAAAAAGTTTTGAAAGATCAAAACATATGTTTGTAAACATTATGGATCCAACAATTAAAGGTAAAAGATATTTCAGTTGTGATGAATTAGTTGATAGTTTAAAAGAACACTTTGTAGGACAAATCGGTATGAGAATAATGCAAAGACCTAAGTCAGATAAACTATTTGAAAGTGAAGAAGAAAAATCAGAATTTATGAATCGTATTTTTATTGAGAACGTTTGGTGTTTTTCAAAAGAAAAATTAGATTACTTTAGACACAGTAGAAAGGCAACCTTGTTCTAATAAATATGAGTATGTCAATAACAAAAATAGATTACGAAGATAAAAAAGAATATTGGGATTACCAAAGACTTTTAGAATACAATAGAGAACTATTGCAAAAAAGATTAAATAGAGTCGATGGTAAAATATTTGGTCCTTTAGGTAGAGTTGAGGCAGATGAATTTTATGATAACATTTGGGCAACTGTTTCAAGTGAAGACTTAGAAGAAGCACCTAAAGAATGGGTACCAAAAGACCCTAAACTTAGATTTGAATGGGAAGGCGATCCAGTTGACATTAATAATATACAAGAACTGTAAACCCTTTGAACGATATAATTTTAATTCAAAGGATATTGACAAAGTAAAGAAAATGTGTTATACTAATAATATAAAATGGTTTGTTATAATAGGAGAACAAGATGAGTGATTTTTTAAAAGATATAATAAAAGAAACAGGTAATGAATATGCTACACTTATTAGTGAGGGTATTGAAGCAGGTGATGTAGATAGTTTTATTGATACAGGATCCCATGCTTTAAATGCCTTATTATCAGGCACAATATTTGGTGGATTACCAGCAAATAAAATAACTGCAATTGCAGGTGAGGCTGCTACAGGTAAAACATTCTTTGCATTAGGTATATGTAAACACTTTTTAGATAAGAATAAAGACGCAGGTGTTATCTATTTTGAATCTGAAAGTGCTTTAACAAAAGACTTAGTTGAAGCAAGAGGTATTGATAGTAAAAGAATGGTAGTTGTGCCAGTTGCAACAGTACAAGAATTTAGACATCAATCAATAAAGGTTATAGACAAATATTTAGAACAGGATGCTTCTAAAAGAAAACCTTTAATGTTTGTATTAGATAGTTTAGGTATGCTATCTACAACAAAAGAAATGGAAGACACAGCAGAAGGTAAAGAAACTAGAGACATGACAAGATCACAAATTGTCAAGGCCGCATTTAGAGTATTAACATTGAAACTAGGTAAAGCAAAAGTTCCTATGATTATGACAAACCATACTTATGATGTTATCGGTTCAATGTTTCCACAAAAAGAAATGGGTGGTGGTTCTGGTTTAAAATATGCTGCTTCTAATATTGTATATCTTTCAAAACGTAAAGAAAAAGACGGTAAAGAAATTATTGGCAATGTTATACATTGTAAAAATTATAAAAGTAGATTGACAAAAGAAAATGCCATGATAGATGTTCGATTAACTTATGACAAAGGATTGGATAAATATTATGGGTTACTTGACCTTGCATTGAAACATGAAATATTTAAATCTGTTTCAACAAGAATTGAGTTACCAGATGGCACAAAACAATATGCTAAGACAATCAATAATGAACCTGATAAATTCTTTACTAAAGATATTCTCAATCAGATTGACTCGGCTGCCAAAAAAGAGTTTCTATATGGACAAGACTAAGAAAAAGTATCATTATGCTCAACGTGATGTTGACGATTATTCGTGTATCAAAATCAGCGAAGGAAAATATGAAGGTGTTATTTACACTTATGGTAAGGTTATGTTTGCTTCAGAAGCAAATCAACAAGATAAGTTACCATTAAAGTTTGAATATACTGTAAAGAAAAATCCTAAAGGTGAAGATACCGAATCTGAGGAATTTAGAATGTTGATCGGTGATATATTAGTCAGTGAAATAGAGGAACAATTAAAAAATGGACAGTTACAATTCAACAAGTAAATTTGAACAAACAATTTTAACTAATCTTATACATAACGAAGAATTTGCCAGAAAGGCAATTCCTTTTTTAAAAGAAGAATACTTTAAAGATAGAGTTGAAATTACTTTGTTTAATATCATAAATACTTTTATAGGAAAATATAACAATCTTCCTACTAAAGAGGCGATCGGTATTGAGTTATCAAACTTAAAAACAATTACCGAAGAAGAACATAATCAAGCAAAATCATTATTGAATACTTTGACTTATGAAGAAGTTGACTCAAAGTGGTTGATTGATACAACTGAAAAATTTTGTAAAGATCGTGCTGTATATAATGCTGTATTATCAGGAATAAGGATTATAGATGGCAAAGATAAACGACATACTCCGGAGGCGATTCCGAGCATTCTTAGTGAAGCTCTTGCTGTTAGTTTTGATTCTCATATTGGACATGATTATCTAAAACAACCAGATGTTAGATTTGATTACTATCACAAAGTTGAAGAACGTCTAAGATTTGATTTAAACTATTTCAATCGTATTACAAAAGGTGGATTGCCACCTAAGACTTTAAATGTTGCTCTTGCAGGAACAGGTGTTGGTAAGTCGTTGTTTATGTGTCATGTTGCTTCTTCAATGTTAGCACAAGGCAGAAACGTCTTATATATCACTTTAGAAATGGCAGAGGAGAGAATAGCCGAGAGGATTGACGCTAACCTATTAGATGTGACTATTGATGATCTATATCAAATGCCAAGAGACCTATATGAGAATAAGATCAATAAAATGCAATCTAAGATAAATGGTCAGTTAATTATCAAAGAATATCCAACTGCGTCTGCTCATAGTGGTCACTTCAAATCACTATTTGATGAACTGTCTTTAAAGAAATCTTTTAAACCAGATATTGTATTCATAGATTATTTGAATATATGTACAAGTGCGAGATTTAGAGGTGGTAATATTAATTCATATACAATGATTAAATCTATTGCTGAAGAACTTAGAGGACTTGCTGTTCAATATAATGTTCCTATTGTATCTGCTACACAAACAACTAGAACTGGTTTTATGTCAAGTGATGTAGGACTAGAAGATACATCAGAAAGTTTTGGTCTGCCTGCAACTGCTGACTTTATGTTTGCTCTAATCTCAAATGAAGAACTTGAAGAATTAGGACAAATGAAAGTTAAACAACTAAAAAATCGTTACAATGATCCTGCTATTAATCGTGCTTTTATCATTGGTGTTGATAGATCAAAAATGAGATTGTATGATGTAGAAAACAATGCTCAACAAATAGTAGATAGTAACCAAGAATCACAGGAGAAGATAGACACACCATCTGGTCCTCAACCTGTTGATCCTTACGATAAATTTTCAGGATTTAAAGTATGATAAAAAAGAAACCATCAATATATTATAAGGCACAAATGGTAAAAATAAAAGGTAAGATTATCTGGCGTGCTGTAGAAATGCCTAGTAAACTTGTTTTCAAAGAATCTTTTTTTGAAGAAGATGTAAAAGATATTGTTAAATTTCAAAACAACAATAAGACATTTGGAACGTTTGGGTTTCCGCCATTTTTTGATTTAAGAAATAGTAGTGAAAAACTATTAGATAATGGTAAAAGTAAATACAACTCCCCACCAAGAACTAGAGGTAGAAGCCGTGCATAAATATATGTATGCCAAAACTAAATAATATAAGCGTTAAAGAAAGTGTTTTCACTGCTATGCAGGAGAAAGCAACTGCCTTTATATTTAAGCGTTCTTATTTGTCACCTAAAAAAAGATTTAAATCAGGTGAAGATATAGTTAAAGATAAAGATACCGTAAAAGGTCTAAAAGAAATATTTGTGTTGAACGGCAAACAACTGTTTAACTACACACTTCCTTGGTCTCAAAACCAAGAAAAAGTTTGGTTTGAAACTTTTTATAAACAACATGAAAAAATATTAGATGTTTTTCCTAATGCTAAATTTACTATCTTTGATAGAGACGATAAAAATGGTTTTATGGAATGGTTTCAAAAACTAATAAAAGATTACTTCAAAATATCAAAGAAAGATAGTTATAATCCTGCTGATATTTGGTTAATAGATAAAAAAGAAGTTAATAGAAAAACCATATTAAAAGAATTAAACCAAGATTCTGCTACAAGAACCATTGCAGAATTAAATCAAGTAATGAGATCACTATACAATGAAAAAAAAGTTGTAGGACTTTCTTTAAAATTAGTATCAGGACAAACAGCAAAATATGAAAGAGTAAACCTTGATGAAAAGTTTTTTAAAGATTTGGAAGCTAAAGAAGGTGTATATGACTATAAACTTAGTGATATAAAAATAGATTTAACTACCACTGGATCAGGAAAAAGAGCCAACTGGAAAACACAAGACACAGTTATTTCTCTAAGTCTTAACAATGTGATAAAAGTAAAATTTCAAGTTAAAGGAAACGGAACTTCTAAATTAGAAAATTTAAAAATTGAAGGATCGGGTGTTGGGGAAAAGGCAAGACTTGGTAAAGCGCCCTTACTACTTATTGGTAAATTAACAAGTGGTAAACCATATAAGAAAGTATTTCAAAACAAATTTGCTGATTTTCCAAAAAATATAAAAGAATTTACAAAACAATCTAAAAAATATAATGATATGTTTAGTGAACTGGAAAAAAGTTGTAAAAAAAATAATATAAGATTAACAACTAATATTTCATCTAAAGATTTTATAAAACAAATGAAGATTGCTTTTGAGGGAGAAAAACCTTGGATTGCAAATTCTAAATTAATGCAATTAACCTTTGTTCATATGATTTGCTCAATGGCAAACAAAGATATGATAGATGAATATGTTACTGATATTCTATTTTTAGCTAAAAAAGAAGGACGAACTATCTTTCAATTTGGCCCTTTTGGCAAGTTGTATTAGTATAAATAGTAATAAAAAGATTGTATTTGTTGATGGAATAGTGCTTGACAATCAGCACTAAATTTGATATAATATATTATATGGATAACGTGGGAGAAACATGCAAAGTTTTAAACAATATTTAAGTGAGGCTAAAAATACTCACTTAGAACATTTAGAAGATTCTATCATTAATGATGGATATGATGGTGGTGTTAATGCCATTTCATTTCTTAAATCATTAAGAGATATGCTTATAGGATCATCAAGTAGAAGATTAAACGTTTCAGTAAAATGGGACGGTGCTCCTGCTGTGATCTGTGGAATCAATCCTGAAAACGGCAAATTCTTTGTTGGATCAAAATCAGTATTCAACGTAACTCCCAAAATAAATTATACATCTGCTGATATTAGAAGAAATCACACAGGTGGACTTGCTGAAAAATTACAAGTTGCATTAGTAGAATTAAAGAAATTAGGAATCAAAGGTGTTGTTCAAGGTGACTTTTTATATACTAACAATGAATTAAAAAGTGCCAACATAAGAGGTGAAAGTGTTTTAACTTTTACACCAAATACAATTACATATGCTGTGCCTACAGACAGTGCAATAGGTAAAAGAATTGCGTCTGCTAAAATGGGTATCATATTTCATACAACATACACTGGTAGAAAAATGGCAGACTTAAAAGCAAATTTTGGTGTGAACGTAAGTTCATTTAGAAAAACATCATCTGTATTTTTTGATGACGCAGGATACAAAGACGCTTCAGGTGTCGCTACATTTACAACTGCTGAAAGTGAAAGATATGACGCAATGCTAAGAATGGCATTTGGTTCTGTAAGTAAAGGCAGACCAATATTAAACTTATTAAGTAAACAACAAAATTTATATTCTGTTGGTGCTAGACTTAAAATATTTTTCAATGATTTTATTAGAAGAGGACAATCAATAGAAAATGTAAGTAAGTTGGTATCTCAATTTAGAGAATACTATATTAAGACTTTAGACAAAGAAATATCGGCAAGAAAAACACAAAATGCTAAAAGTAAATTTGAAGCAATGAAAAACGAAGGACTAAAATTTATGGAAAAAAATGAAGTCGGTATATATTTTGCCATTGCTAGTTATGTCACTCTACAAAGAGTAAAAGATTTCTTAATAAACAAAATGAATCAAATAAAAAGTATAGGAACATTTTTACAAAAAGACAATGGTTTCGAAGTTACAAATCCAGAAGGATATGTTGCCGTAGATAGAATGGGTAACGCTGTAAAACTAGTTGACAGATTAGAATTTTCAACTGCTAACTTTAATATTTCTAAGAACTGGATAAAAGGATAAAATGGCAAACTGGAGAAAAGATTTACAAAACTATGGTCCTTTTGGGCATGATAGAACAGTTTTTGAAGTTCAAATGATTGCCGACAAAGACGGTAATATTATTAACACATTTGGTGGAGCTGCAAACGTTAATATTGCAGCTGGTTTAGTTGATGGATATTCTGGAGTTCACAAATATGGTGCAGTTTATGGAACTGCTGTAGGAACAATGTCAACAGTATGGACAAGGGCAGATACAACAGCAAATGCTTTATATGATTGGACATATTCAGCAGGTACAATTACAGTAGAATCTACATCTGGTTCAGATACAACAGATGTAACTATTTCAGGTTTAGATGATAATTATGCTGAAGTTACAGAAACATTGACATTGACAGGCACATCACCTGTTTCAGGTACACAAACTTTCTCCAGAGTTAATCGTGCTTTTATGGCAGGTACATCAACCAATGTTGGTAAAATTCATGTTAAAAGAGGTTCAACAATTGTAACAGAAATTGCAGCTGATTATGGACAAACACTACAATGTATCTATACAATACCTGCAGGTAAAACAGGTTACTTAATGAATTTAAGTGCTAGTGCTTCTAAAAATCAAACTGTTGATTTATTTTTATTTCAAAGACCTTTTGGTGGTGCATTTAGAGTATCGTCAACATTATCTTTATATCAAAGTAATGAAGTATTAGAATTTCCTGTGCCATTAAAATTAACAGAAAAAACTGATATTGATTTAAGAACAAAAGGTTCTTCTAACGCAACAGTATCAGCAGACTTTACAATAGTATTGGTGGATAACGAATAATGAAAACATTTAGAACATATATTAAAGAGGCACAACAAAGACGAATAGTTATGTTAGGTGGTCCTGGTTCAGGTAAATCAACATACACTAAGTTTTTAATGGACAGATATGGCGTACCTCACATATATCCAGGTGGCATGTTAAGAAAAGAAGTTGAGAAAAATACAGAAATAGGAAAACAGATTAAAGATTTAATTACAAAGGGTAAGTTTGCACCTAGTGAAATGGTTTTAAAACTTATTAAAGACAGAATTGCAGAAAGTCCAGACGGATATGTATTAGACGGATGGCCTAGATATATGAAACAAGTAAGAGAAATGGAACGAGAAAATATCGGACATGATGTTGCTGTGTTTTTAGATGTAAGTAAAGAAGAAGTAATGAAACGATTACTTGCAAGAGGTAGAGTTGATGATACCGAAGAAGTTATCAACGATAGAATTAAACTATACAAACAGGAAACTGGACCTGTTGTAGAATACTTTAGAAATAAACCTGGTTTTATAAGTGTTAAGGCCGAGGGTGATACACCAGAAAACATTAGTAAAAAAATTATTAGAGAAATAGAAAATGAAAAGCTTTAAACAATTTAAACAGATATACGAGTCTATTATAGACATACCAAGAAAAACGTATGCAAAGGCAGTGTTTGATAAACCAGATACGCCTAATCCAGAGTTAAAAGCTTCAGTTAAAAAACAAGTATTAGACGGAATTAAGTCATTTGAAAAATTTGGAAAAGTAGTTAAGTATGGTCTTATTGGATCAATACTAACAAAACAATATAGAGGTGACGCTGACCTTGATGTTAATATTTTATTTGATATACCTGGTTCAAAAGAAGAACAGGAAAAGATACATGAAAAAATAAAAGAACATCAATATGAAATAAATGGTAAAACAATACCAGGCAGTGAACATCCTATAAACTATTTTTCTATCATAGATCCTGCTATATTTGATAAGGCAAATAAGATGGCAGATGGTATTTTTGATATCGATAAGAACAAATGGATCAAAAAACCAGAACCAGGCAAGTTTGAACCTGAAAAATATATGGCGGATTTTCAGAAACGAGTATCTGAAATAGATGTTGTTAAGGGTGAATTGGCAAGAGACATGATTGATTATGAGGAACTAAAAGAACTAGGTAAAGACGATATTGAAAACTTAGAAGGATTAGTTTCTAAAAAGTTATCCGAAATTAAAGATTCCATTAACACATTAGTTGATATTGGTGCTAAAACTGTTACAGATCGCAAAGACGCTTTCTTAGCAGATATGTCACCAGACGAAGTAAGAAAATTTGGAGTAAAAAACCGACTTCCTAAAAACGTGATTTATAAGATGTTAGAAAAGTATCATTATCTCAAATTCTTTAAAACTTTGGAAGAAATTATGTCGGATGGTAAAATAACACCAGATGAACTTAAATCGTTATCTAAGATTAAAGAAGCCAAAGGTAGACATATAGCGTTTACCTTTGGCCGATTTAATCCACCTACAATAGGACATGGAAAATTATTAGAAAAATTATTTACAGTTAGAGCAGACAATCACTTTATATTTTTAAGTAGATCGGAAGACTCAGATAAGAACCCATTATCATTTAGAGAGAAGTCAAAAGTTATGAAACAAATGTTTCCTAGATATGCTTCAAACATAATAGTAAGTGGTTCAAATAGAGTATTTGATATAGTCACTGATCTTTATAATAAAGGTGCTACAGAATTATCAATGGTTGTTGGTTCAGATAGAGTAAGAGAATTTGACACCACTATTAAAAAATATAATGGTGTAAAAAGCAGACATGGTTATTATAACTTTGATAACATTAATATAGTTTCTGCTGGAGAAAGGGATCCAGATGCTGACGGCGCTACAGGAATGTCAGCAAGTAAAATGAGAGCAGCTGCTAAATCAAATGATTTAGTTGCATTTAAAAAAGGATTACCATCAACGTTTAGAGACGCTGAAGGTTTATTAAAAAGATTAAGACAAGGTATGAGATTGGCTGCTTCAAACGATCCAGAAATAGAAGAAGGAACATTAAAGTTTAAACCATTCATAACTGCTTCCACAAAAGAGGAGTTGGAAAATATGATTATAAGAGACAAGTATTTAACAGAGCATTTATACGATGTAGGAGATATTGTTGATGATGTTGAAAATAAAATTACAGGTGTTATCGTAAGAAGAGGAACAAACTATGTAACACTTGAAGACGTTGATAGTAAGTTGCATAAGTCATGGTTATTTAATATCATTGAATCGCCTGTTTATCCTAGAGAATTAGATGAGTCGGCAAGAAAATTAAAATACGACAAAGAAACAGATCAACCTAAAAAATATGTTGCTGGTTTATCAGATAAAGAGAAGAAGGCACATGACAGACATTTAGAAAAACAAGGCAAAAAATCTGACGATGATAAAAGTGCTTACAAACAATCGCCAGCAGATAAAGTTGCTAAAACTAAACCAAGTGTTCATACAAAGAAATTTAAACAAATGTATGGTGAACTTAAAACTGAAAAAGAACCACAAAAAAGAGGTGATGAATTTGTAGATACTGGATTGCCTGAAAGTTCAAATAAAAAGGCAGATGAGTTAGAACATGCTAAATTAATGAATAAGGCACTTAGAACTATGCCTCAATCTATTAAACAAAAAGAAATTATAAAACAAATAAATGTTGTAAGAAAAAGATTAGGATATAGACCTCTTAGTGAGTCATATGAAATAGGCCACGATTATGCAAAATACACTTCATCTATAACCCCAGGTCAAAAACATTACGACCCTAAATTTCAAGGTGGATCATACAAACCAAGTGATCCTAAAAACAATTTAATCAACGTTAATGCTGATAAAAAAGTTGACTTAAAAGATATTGAAGAATGGATAAGTGACAGTGAAACAATAGATAAATATAAAGAAAGATACGGTGAAGACTGGCAATCTAAGTTAGACGAAGTATATAATAAGATGTTTAACAAAGTTGTGGATACTAGTGAAAACAGTTATACAACAAAAGTTAAAGACGTTAAAGGTGATTTGAAAACAATGCCTGAGGAAGACTTTGAAGGTAAATATAAAAAGTCTAAATCAGAAATGAAAATAGATATAGGTGGTGATGGTGTGAAGATAAGAAGTTTTAAAGAATATGCTAATGTAAATGAGGCAATTGATTATCATTTACAAATGAATGTTCCTATTTGTGAGAACATTTTTAGACATAATTCTTCAGCATTCTTTGAGTTTTATAATAGACTTAGAGAAAAAGTTGAAAAAGAAAAAATTGAATTATCTGTTGAAGACAAAGAGTTTTTAAATACAGATATTGGAACCTTTGGATTATTTGAAGGCAATGAAGTTGCTTTAGATTGTCCAATGATTGATGAGGAAGATGAAAAAGATCCTCCAATAGGTAAACCAAAACGAGGCGGACCTAAAAAGTTTTATGTCTATGTAAAAGATGGAGATAAAGTTAAGAAGGTCACTTGGGGTGATACATCAGGATTATCAGTTAAGATGAATGATCCTGAGGCAAGAAAAAGTTTTGCTGCTAGGCACCAATGTTCTACACAAAAAGATAGAACATCGGCTGCATATTGGGCATGTAACACACCAAGATATGCTAAACAGTTAGGTTTATCTGGTGGTGGAAGTTTTTTCTGGTAAGTTATGAATAAACCATATGATGATATAGTGATTGAAGAAAACCATTTTATAAGAACTATTGACAATACTGCCGATAATTCAGAAATGGTTTGGCATAGAGATAGAGCAGACCGAAAGGTAATTGCTTTAGAAGGTGATGAATGGTATTTACAAATGGATAATGAAATGCCTCAACTTATAGAATTAAATAAACCGATACATATTAAAAAAGGTGTGTATCATAGAGTAATAAGAGGAAAACAAAAATTAAAACTAGAAATTTGGGAAAGTAACCATGACAAAATATAGAACAAGTTGGCAACAAATAATGGAAAGTATGAACGAAAGTCAAACCGTTTTCGTTGCAAGATGGACATCTAAACAAGATGGTAAAAGATATGCGTCTCCTTTTAAAACAAAACCAGACGCTGAAAAAAGAGCAAAAGAATTAAAATCACAAGGTAACAGAAATATATCTGTAACGCAAGACACTTTAAGACCACACATTAAATGGAAAAAAGATGGGTCTGCTGATATAAAAGGAATGCAAGAAGAAGTATTAGATGAGGCAGTTTCAAAACAAAAACTAGACACATTAAAAAGGTCTTGGGCGTCTATTAAAAAAATGACACCTTCAAAGATTAATGACTTGAAAAAGTTTTTAGAAAAACAATCGTCAGACGTTTTATTACAATTAAGTCAATATGGTATTAACTTTGTTTCTCACATGGCAACATCTGTATTGAAAAAAAGAAAACCTGGATCAATGGCACATGCTGGTTCTCACAAAACATATGATTTAAAAATGAGTGAGGCAGTAACACCAGAGAAAAATCCAGAAGCAAAATTTAAAGATGCTAGAGACGATATTGCAAAGTCACAACAAGAATTAGATAAGTTAGACAAATCTAATCCTGACAATAGACAACAAGTTGAACTAGGTCAAAAAGAAATTGAAGTTCAAAAATTAAAACTTAAACAAGATATAAGTAAAGAAAAAGAAAAAGAAAAACAATTAACTCGTTCCGAACAATTCATAGAACAGATCGAAGGTTTAAAAAAGAAAGCTGAAAAATCTGGTATGCCATATTCAATATTAAAACAAGTTTATAATAGAGGAATGGCCGCATGGAAAGGTGGTCATAGACCAGGAACAACACCTCAACAGTGGGCATTCGCAAGGGTGAACAGCTTTATAACTAAGTCAAGTGGAACTTGGGGTAAGGCAGATTCAGATTTGGCTGATAAAGTAAGAGGAAGTAAAGATTAGGAGAAAACAATGGATAAAAAATATTTTGAAACTAAAACAGGCAGCTTAGAAGATGTATCCACAAAGATCGCTAAAGAGCAGCCATCAATAACAAAACCAGAAGTAAATGTAAAATTAACAACAGAAAAAAATTACTTAGGAAATAAACCAGGTTCACTTTCAGACATTGCTGCTAAGATTGTAAGTGAAGCAGTTGATCCAGTAAACAAAGACGCTGTTAAAAAAGATTTTGCAGATAGGAAAGATAAAGACCTTGATAACGATGGTGATTCAGATTCATCAGACGAATACTTACATAAAAAAAGACAGGCAATTTCTAAAAGTATGAAAGAAAGTAAAGCTGATTTTCTTCGTTTAAACTTTGCAAATAATCAAACTGTTAAAAAAGCAGAAAAATGGTTGTATAATAATATGGGTCATTCTAATCCAGGATATACAAGTATAGTTGCTGATAAAAATTCTATTGAGTTTAAAGATATGAATGATGCTGATAGTGTTATGACAAAACTCAAAAGAGCAGGATTCAATTTTAAAGTAGATATGAGAGAAAGCAAAGCATACATGTTATCTTATGGTAAAAAAGGTGAAAAGGCAAAATTCTTTTATGGCAACAGTTTATCAGATATTCAAAAGAAAGCACATGAATTAAGAAAACAAGGTATCGTTGTTGATAAAATGGGTAGAACTGAACCAACTCATAAGTTAAGACAAACTATTGAGTCAGTAAATCCAGACGATGCTGGTGAAAAAATAAATGATAAGAAAAAAGAACTTGCTAAGAGTGGTGAGAAGTCTGTTATCAAACCTTTACAAGAATTAGAAAAAGAGTGTCCTCAATGTCAAGGCAAAGGATGTGATCATTGCGATGACAAAGGAACTCATACTGTTAAAGAAAATAAAAAGACATTCAAAGAGATTCGAATACAGGCTGGTGAGGGTTCAAAAACTGATACAGGCAAAAAAACTGCTGTAATAGATACTGAACCATCAACAAAACCAATATAAAAAGTGCGTCAGAATAGCGCTTGACAACCACGCTCATATATGATAGTATATGAGTATGAAAACAAACACTATGAATAAAATAATATATTGTGACATGGATGGTGTTCTTGCAGACTTTAAAAAAGGTGCTGAAAGAGCAACTAAAATGTCAATCAAACAATGGATGAATATCCCTTCTTCAAAAGAGAAGTGGAGACCTATTATAGAAATGCCTAATTTCTGGTCTTCTCTTCCTTGGATGCCAGGAGGGCAAAGATTATGGAGTTATATCTCTAAATTTAATCCACACATACTAAGTGCATATGTTGAGGAAGAATTTGACCCTAACTGTATACCAGGCAAAAGAGAATGGTTAAGAAAAAATACAGGATTGTCAACTCCTCAAAGAGTTAATTTAGTTAAAAGAAAAGAAAAAAAACTATTTTCTAAAAAAAATGCCATCTTAATAGACGATTATCAAAAAAATGTTGATGAATTTACTAGATCAGGTGGTATCGGAATACATCATACAGACACATCAAAAACAATCTCCCAACTCAAAAGACTAGGTTTTTAATCTTATAAATAGTCTAGTGTAAAACACGGTATAAATTTATATCAAAAATTGAGTACCTTTAACTAAGGGAGAGAATAATATGTCAAGTTGGGGAAAAACAGACGCTGCTGGATCAGCACCTTTATGGGCTACAGCACAGGTAAATCTAGCGCCAACAAGTACGAATGCTTCGGACTTGTTTGAGAATAATACGCTTCCATTACCATATTTTAGTGATATGGTAGTAGCACTATTTAACTACACTTCAAGTGAAGTGCCAAGTGGTGCTCACCAAGGATGGGTTTTATCTAAAACGTTTACAGGTGGTCGTTCAGGCAGATCACACCATGAGACACTTGTTGCATTAACAAGTAATACATAATAAAAATTAATAGGGGTCGCTTTGGCGGCCCTTATATATATTAACAACGTGATGTAGGAAAATACCTACAATAGCATTCCCGAAAGGGTTTATAGGAGAATAAAAATGGCAGATAAAAAAATAACACAATTAACGGACTTAGGTGATTCACTGGCATCCGTAGATTTATTTCATGTAGTGGATGATCCATCAGGAACACCAATCAATAAAAAAATTGCAGCTGAAGATGTTTTCAATAACATTCCTAGTTACTTAGGATTAGCACAAACTAGTCAAACATTAACTATGGATAGTTCATCACAGGTTGCAGATGTAACTTCGGCAATAACTGAACTTAACGCTGCTTCGGCACCAGGAACAGTTACACTTGCTGACGGAACTAATGGGCAAATTAAAACTATTCTAATTACAACTGGATCAAATGCAGTAACAATAACACCATCTAATTTATCAGGACATACTTCGGTAGTTCTAAATGCTTTAGGTCAGTCTGTTACATTAATGTTCAAGTCTTCAAACTGGAACATTGTTGCTGGGCATGATTACACAACAGTATAATTATAGGAATTAATTATGATAGATAAAGCAAAACTTGAAAGTGAAAAGGCAACTTTAGAAAAAGATTATTCTGAATTGTCTAATAAAATTGCTGCTTTTGAAAAATCTTTGTTCAGTATGAAAAACAATTTACATGCTGTTCATGGTGCAATTCAACAAGTAGATAAATTTTTAAAAAATATTGATGATGAACAAAAAGTATTATTACAGGAGGGAGAACCTAGTGGCGAAAAACAAGACTACAAACTCACATACAGTTTCGAAGGATAATTTTTTATCTGATCTTGCTGATAATACACCAAATGATAAACAATTTGAGGGAATGCAATTAGAAAATAATTCTGAAGATTATGAATTGCAAGAAGTTGAAGAAGATTTATCAGGTGGTATAACATTTAAGTATTTAAAAAAAGAAGTAACGGAGAAAAAGAAATGAAAACTTTTAGACAACACATTAAAGAAGGTGGACAAATGGGTGTTGGAACAACTTCACACCATGACTCAGTAGAGAATGGTAGTGTAGGAGTTCATAACATACATGAACCTGCTATAATGCAAAGAGTGAACGCTTTTGTTGGTGCTGTTGCTGATAGAGAATATATTAAACCCGAAGGCGCTCTTGCTGATTTAGAAGAAAAATTAGGAAGACTTGGAATCGGTTTTAAATCACCTATCAACATAGTAGGCAAAAACGGAAACTTTAAAACTGAATTGACACAACACGGCGGACGTTTCGGTAAAGATACTGACGGCTCTGATATTAATGATGATGGTATAACACATAGAACAGGTAAAGCATTAACATTAAAAGGAAAATATGAGACGTTAGAGAACGGCGCTGTAAGAGTATATGCAGAGCTTGGCTAATGTTTACACAGATAACGAGTAAAAATTGGCTGTTTTATGCCATAAAAAACTATAATATTCCTAATCTGGATACAGAGCAGGAATTTTATGAAGATATAAAACGATTTAAGTATATTAAACGTTTATTTCGAAAGTTTAAGTCAACAGGTGAATTAAAAACAAGACTTATACTTAATCATATAATAGTTTTAAATAATGTATTTGGTAATGAGGCAGCTTCAACATTGTTGCTGTTTAAAATAGAAAGAGAGTTTTGGCCTATATTAAAAACTTTTTTAGTATTTTTAAACAATATAAAAGATGAGGAGTTACCATTAGTGAAAACTAACAAGACTCTGTTATTAAGTTTGGAGAAAATATAATGGGAAGAGCAATAGACCTTTTAATTACATATAGAGTTATTAAGTTATTAGTAACTCCATGGGAAAAACATGACGCTTATAAGTTAGGTATTATTGATGACAAAGGTAAAGTATTAAGAAAGGCAAGAACACTAAAGACTAGTGAGGAAAAGAAATCTTATACTTTATTACATAGATTTGTTTTTAATTTAAAAAGACTTATAGGTATAGTGCCTGGTGGAAAATCAAAACTAGGATCATACGCTGCCGCTTTGGGATTATTATTAAAAGAAGAAAAAGAAATAAATTCTATTGAGTTAGAAAAAGATTTATATAATCATTTAAGACAAAATAATTTAATATCACTAGGTGATCAATTAAATGAAACTGTTGGTTATGATTATTTACCTAAATCTAAGTTTTTAATGATTGATGAATTGAGAGATTTAGAAGATAATGTTATTGCTGAAGTTGGTGATGTTGTTGAAAACATAGTAGATCAAAAACCAATCGACAAATACTTTGGCGTAAATTTATATAAAGTTATAAATGAAGATACGCAAAAGACAATTGTTGTATCGGAAGATAACATAGAGAGGATAAAATTCTAATGAAATCATTTAAAAACTGGTTTGAAGCTTGTTGGGATGGATACAAACAAGTTGGTATGAAGAAAAAAGGTGACAAGATGGTGCCAGATTGTGTACCTGAAGAAGCACCAGCAAACTCAGTTGGTTCTGGTAATATTGCAGGAGTAGGTGTTGGTCCTGATGGAGAACCAGGTGTTATGCCTGGCGCTGCTAATGTGTATAAGAAAAAGAACAAAGATGAATTTAAAAAAAGAATAACACACTTTCTAACTAAATTTAAAACTGTAAAAGAAGATAACGATACAAAAGTTTTAGAGATAGCACAACAGATACAAGACGATGAGAAAGTCTATTCAAAACAAATAGAACCTATTTTAAAAAATCTAAGTAGAAAAAAAGTTAAAGACGAATATAACGAAGAAGAAGCAACAAAATTATTTAGATATGTTGTTGATAATAAAGTAAGAGAAGTTGCTAAAAGTGCCAATATGAATAGTAGAATGATTCCTGGCACAGTAAGAAATGAAGTTGCAACAAAATTACTTTCAACATACAGTAAAAAAATAGATGAATATGTTGACACATATAGCCCAATGGCATCTATGGGATCGCAAGGGCAATTTCACCCTACTGGAAGAAGACGAGTAGTGGTAAATGCAGAAAACGAAAAAAACAAAAAGGACTAACTATGGAACTATTAATAGCTTTGGCAATGAAATTTTGGCAATGGTCATTGTTGATACTACTTGTAATAGTAGGGTTTGTTATAAACTTATTAGATAAAAAGAAAGTTAATATAAAATTTTCTTATGAAGAATTACCACACTTACAACCAGTAAAGATTTCCACAAAAGGAAAAGGATTCTGGAAAGGTATAATTTTATGGTTAACTTCAACAAGAAATTGGGTTATTACTAAAGATTGGAAATACAAATTAAATGAAGTTAATTATGTAATACCAGCAGGTTTTCAATTTGATGGTGCAAGTATACCTAAGTTTTTGAGAACATTTTTTTCACCTGTCGGTGTATTACTAATAGGTGGTCTAGTGCATGATTACATGTACAAATACACTGCTTGCAAACCAGCAAGTAAAAAGAACGCATTGTTAATAGTAAATCAAAAGAAGGCAGATCAAATCTTTAGAGATATTAATATTGCTGTAAACGGATTTTATCTTATGAATTACTTAGCATACTGGTCATTAAGACTAGGCGGCTTTGTTGCGTGGAATGGTCATAGAAAAAGAAACGCTAAAATAGGAGACTAATATGTTTTTAACATTAGGATTAATTATAGGATTTGTACTAGGTTGGTATGTAAACGAGAAGTTTGAAGACTTAGTTGAAATATCTAGTAAACTGAAATTTTGGAAAAAATAAATGAGATTAATATTCATAGGCATTATCATCACGTCATTACTTGGTGCTGGTGCCTATGTTTTGAAGTTACAAAAAGATAATGTAATTTTGAAAGAGAACGCAGTTAAATTAGAGTCTGCTATTAGTGAACAAAAAACTTTAATAGAAAATCAGAAAAAAGATTTTGAAGAAATATTAGACGCTAACAATAAGATGAATAAGTTAGTTAATGCTCTGAAAAAAGATTTAGATGATTTAGATAAAAGATTTAATAAAAAAAATAGAGACGTTGGCAAATTAGCTATTGCTAAAACAAAATCTATTGAACGAATAACAAACGGTGCGTCAGCACTTGCTATACGATGTGTTGAGATCGCAAGTGGATCACCTCTAACTGAGGAAGAAAAAAATGCTACGAAGAAGTCAGAAATTAATTCAGAATGTCCTTCTATTGCTAACCCTAACTATATTCCTTACTAGTTGTAGCGGAGTAAAACAGTTAAGCATATTCAAAGAAGAAGTACCAAGGGCAAAACTTAATATAGAAAAACCCACACCATTAGAATTAGAAAACTTAAAATGGATTATTATAACATCTGAAAATGCCGAAGAAGTATTTAAGAAGTTAGAAGAACAAGGCATTGATCCTGTATTGTGGGGATTAACAGATAAAGACTTTGAACTATTAGCAAAAAACTTTGCTCAAATAAGAAATCAATTAAAAATTACAAACGACTTACTAGATAAGTATAAAGAATATTACGAAGAAGAAGAAGGCGCATAATGGAATTATTTTTTGATATATTAGTTAAGTTTGGATTGCCTGTAGCAGCCGCAAGTGTTATGGGAATGTTCATCTATATAATTTTAAAATACATTTTAGGTGGTGTAGTTGGATCAGTAAAAGGATTGCACGGCATAATTATGGGTTTAGAAAATAGAGTTGAGACCATGAACAATGATCTAATACACATTGATACATTAATTTCTGCTGCCTTACATTTAAGACCAGACTTAGATAGAATTGCCAGATCAGATGGTAAGAATGACGCTAGGAAAGATTAATGAACATATTACAAATACTTGAACAATATGGATTTGCAACTGTGGCCGCTATTGCCATGGGTTGGTTTATCTGGTTCATCTATACATACATCACACAGGAAATTACATCTAAGTTGGCAGAGGCAAATAAGGCACTTATTGTTCTCCTAGACAAAATTAGACGATTAGATAACGATTTAATACGAGTAAAGACTAAATTGAACACTGTATTAACCCTCCGAGAAGAAGAAAAACGAAACAAAAAGAGTAAGTAATATAAATATAAGTATGAAAACATCAATGAAAAAATTGATGTTAGTAGTGGCACTTATATTATTCACATCGATTACATCAATTCTAGCATCAGAATTAGTACATAATTTTAAGAATCCTGCCTTTAGTGGAAATGGATATTCTTCACATGTATTGTCTATCAATCAACTTGAAGTACAAAGAGAGAAACAAGTTATTGATGATAGAAAATCAGCAGAAGCAGCTGCTGAAAGAGAAGAAAAAAACAAGACGGTAAATAAATTTATCGCCAATGTTGAAAGTAGAATTTATGCCAACTTGTCAAAACAATTAGTTGACAATATGTTTGGTGAAAGTTGTGATAGTAGTACCACAACTTGTCCTACATCTGGTAATGCAGATATAGAAGGTGCTCAAATTTATTGGGTAAAAGATACTACAACTGAAATAATTACATTAACAATTACAGCTGATGATGGAACAGTTACAACTATGGCAGTTCCAATAGGTGATTTTCAATTTTAGGATATTATAATGTTTAAGATAATAATGGTTTTGATATTAGGGATAGTTTTGACTGGATGTCAAACAGGTAAAGAAGTTGAATTGTATAAAGGACCATCTATACAAGTATCAACTACTAAACAAAAGTTGAAGGCATTACCTGATTTAGATGGACAACCTATTATAACAATAGCTGTTTACAGATTTACAGACCAAACAGGTCAAAGAAAACCTAGTACAAAGTTTTCACAATTATCAACTGCCGTTACTCAAGGTGGTAGTATGTTTCTTGTGGATGCTTTAAAATCAGTTTCAGGTGGAGATTGGTTTCAAGTATTAGAAAGAGAAGGATTGGATAATCTAATTAAAGAAAGACAGTTAATTAGATCAACTAGAACAGAATATGATGGTGAACAACAGGTTGGAAATATTTTAAAACCTTTAGTGTTTGCTGGACTTATAATGGAAGGATCCGTTATAGGTTATGATAGTAATATACAATCAGGTGGACAAGGTGCAAGATACTTAGGTATTGGTTTAAGTGAACAGTATAGAGTAGATCAAGTAACAGTATCTATAAGACTTGTATCAGTTCAATCAGGTGAAATATTATTAACATCAAATGTGACTAAAACTATTGCTAGTCACTCAAAAGGTGGTGATGTATTCACATTCTTAGATATGAATACAAAGGCGATAGAAATAGAACGAGGCGTTGCTGCTAATGAACCAGTAACATACGCAGTAAGAAACGCAATAGAATTTGCCGTGCTAGACATAGTTATGTGTGGTAAAGAAAAAGGATACTGGAAGTTTAAAAAAGAAAAAGAAAAAGGATTACACGAAAATGAAAACAATAATTAGTGTTGTTATGTTCTTATTGATGTCAACTATGTTATGTGCTAACGACATATATGTCACTCAATCAGGTGCAAACCTTGATTTAGACATAACGCAAGATGGATCAAACAACACAGTTGGTAGTTCGCAAACAGCTTCTGCTTCAAGTGGTGCCACTACTGTATTAGATATTGACCAGGTTGGTAACTCCAATATAATTACATATCAAATTAACGGTGCTACATATACAGGTACTATTAACTTAACAGGCAACTCTAATGATGTTGACTTAAATTGTGATAGCACAGGTAACAACAGTTCATGTGGAACTGTAACTGCTTCTATTACAATGACAGGAAATTCAAGTGATATAGACCTTGATATAGGGGAAACTAGTGACGCTTCAAACTCAACTGTATCTATAACTGGACAATCTGGTTCAGATTCAAACACTATAGCTGCAACAGTTGACGGAACAAGTGCTATTTTAACTTTATCAGTTAATGGTGATACAAACAACTATTTAATTGATATTGACGGTGATGGTGATGTTAATGGTCATACATTGATACATACACACACTGGTTCAATTGCTGACGTTGATATTGTACAATCAGGTGTTAATGACAATATGATCACTTTAACAACAAGTGGAGATAATGCTGATATTGATATATCGCAGACTGACTAATATGGACTACGGAACAATAAACTTACTGTTATTTACAGGACTTATAGTATATGCATGTTTGGAAGTATATCGTTGGTTTAATAATAATTTCTAATACTGCTATTGCCTCTATTGGAGAAGTAACATTACACACAGGTGTTGCTACTATTGATAGACAAGATGGTGACAAGGGTATTGAGGTAAAGAAAGAACTTGACGTTTTTTCTTATGATACTCTTAAAACTGGCAAAGGCAAAGTTGGTATAGAATTTATTGATGAAACTAGAGTCGATGTTACCGAGCATAGTAAACTATTGATTGATGAATTTGTTTATGACCCTAATACAAAAACAGGTAAGTTATCACTAAAGGCAAAACTAGGCACAGTAAGATATGCTTCAGGACAGATTGCTAAAAACTCAAAACAAAATGTAAAGATCACTACCCCCACAGCTACAATTGCTGTAAGGGGTACTGATTTTGCTATGACTATTGATGAGTTAGGTGGATCAACAATTGTATTGTTACCTAGTTGCAACAGTGAAGGATTTTGTTATGTAGGAGAAATTGAAGTACAAACAGACGCAGGATTTGTAATTATGAATCAGGCATTTCAAGCAACATCTGTAACTTCCTCTGAAACAAAACCTCTAAAACCTGTAAAGTTAGATTTAGAATTAGATATGATTAACAACTTATTAATCATAACACCACCTAAAAAATTAGAAGACGCAATTGAAGAACAAAAAATAAAATCAGTTGCCAATGCATTAGATTTAGATTTTTTAAAGTTTGATGAATTAGAAATAGATATGTTAGAAGTTGAAGAGGATGAATATGCTTCTGCTTTAGATGTGAATTTTTTAGACCAAGATTTTTTAGTTGATATATTAGAACAACTAAACAGACAACTTGCCTTACAAATGAGAAATGAATTTGATAAAAAGAAAGATAAGAAAAAAACAGGTAAAGATGAGTTTGGAGTTATACTTCTAATAGAAGAACCTCAATGGGTGTGGATGAGATCAGACGCAGGTGGTAATAATATAGTTTTAAGATTAGACCAAGAATATGGATACAACATAAACGTAACGCAAGGTGACAGTGAAATTATAGATTATGAATTAGGTGACAGTCCAACAAATCAAATAAGAATATATCAGAATCAATAATGTATAAATTTTTAAAAAGATTTACAATTTTTCTATTCATATGGATGGTGTTTTTTTCTATTGTAGATAAGTTAAAAGCCGATGACCTATTAATTTATTATTCAAGTAATGAAAGCTCTCAATACTCAAATTTAAAAAGTGAGTTTGAAGATTTAGGTTTTACTGTGACAGGTAGTACAAGTGGCACAGTGAGTTCAAGTGCTCTGTCAGGCAAAGAACTTGTAATTGATATTGCAGGAACTTCAAACTGTGGTAGTACTTGTAAAACAAACTATGAAAGTTTTATTGGCGCCGGTGGCCATGTTATTATTCTAGCACCTAACGGAGCAACAAACAGAATAGGTAACATTGAATCGTTGATTGAAAGTAAATTAAGTGTAGGAAGTATGTCAATAGCAGGAGGGTGTAATACCTGTTATGGTTCATATGCAGTGGGCAATTACGCTTCAAGCACAACAAGTGAGAACACATTGCCAGGACCTGACAAACTGTTTACAGCAAGTGGCGGTACAGCAATGGCTAAAAACAGTACAACCAGCAGTTGGAACAGTTGGTATACTTGGGACTATGGTTCTAATGGTGGAACAATTACAGTTTCATTTGGTTATGGACAATTATTATCAACACATACCTATAGTGCTAATATGGTAGACTTCCTAACTCGTGCAATGACAGAATCAGGATTAATCTCACAAACACCTGTCTCTGGTATAACTTCAAATCAAACAACAGAATTTAATACATTTAGAAATAAATCTGTAAGTGGTAATCAAATTTATATTACACAGACTGGAGATAATAATACATTAAACATAGTACAAGACGGTGACGACAACTTAATTATTGGTACAGACTTAACATCATCTGCTGTAATAAATGGTGATAACAATGCTTTGGATTTAGACCAAATTGGTAATGATAATGTTTTAGGTTTAGATATAACAGGTTCATCAAACAATGTGGCAGTCACACAAAACCAAGACCAAAGAGCAAAATTAA